TTTGAAACGAAATTAAATGACACAAGATTCTAGTCCTTTGCAATAATAACTAGATAATAAACCAATTAGAAGCACCATCGGAGTATAAAGAAATAGCAGCAAAGTCTCCGTTCTCAATTTGGTAACTTGTTTCTCCGTCGATCTTATCACTACCACTTATGTTAATGTCTATAGAGTTGGGAGCAGGACGACCAGATCCTCCAAAGTCCCATTCGTCTTTGATATACAAAATTGTCCCAGCATACACGTCTTGTGCTCTTGGTAATTGCATCTCAAAATGACCAGATGAAGAAACACCAATAATATAATCTTGCGTTGAAGCGGTGTAAGGAGAATCTGAAGAGGTAAGTCTATTGTATGCAAAAGAAATACCACCATTTATATTAAGGTTTCCATTGATACTCATACTACCAGTGAATTGGTGCGTATCGTCAGAGGTGTCTCCGAACTTTGTCGAGCCACTAACATCAATATTGACAACAGTTCTATTCTCGACATCAATATTGATTTCATTTGCATTGATAGTTCCAGAGACATTTAAAGTTCCGGTCAAGTTAAGAGTGCAAGTATCATAATCGAAAACAAGACATTCAGAACCAGATAAATTATTTGAAGCAGAATGAAATTGTAATGAACCCGTAGGTCCAATAGCAACTCCGGGTGAATCACAATCTACAAATGCCCAGCCGAATTCAGCCATTAGCCAACTCCGACAGAACCAGACCAGTTAGAGCCGGAAGGAGCAATATTATCAACACGATCGGTTGGAAGATTGGTGAGACCAGCAGCAACATAAACACCACCACCAGTTCCACCTTGCATATATAATTCAGTTACTTTAACTTCTAATCTAGGTGTTGTTGAGTTTGGAAGAACAATACCAACATTTGAGCCGGCAGCTCCAAGATTACTATATCCATAAAGCAGATCAACAGACCCAGAATTTGTAATTGTTATCCATCTCGTAACATAAGGAAAAGTTAACGAAGCACCAGCACCGGTAGCATCAATGGCTCCAGATAAGTATGGAGCACCACTTACTTGGTATGAGCCGACATTATTCAAGCCTGCTGTATAAATATTAGACATCTCAAATCTCCTATCAAATTAAATAGTTTAGCGGCGTCTTTTCGCCATTTCCTTGCGGTGTCTGGCGATTGCTCTTTTTTTTGCTAAGCGTCTTTTGACAGAAGGTTTGACATATTCTCTTCTATCTCTTGCTTCTTGAATGATTCCAAGTTTTTTGCATTTTCTTGAAAATTTCTTAACGGCTCTCTCGACAGATTCGCCTTTTCTAATTTTGTATTCGTAGTTATAACCCATTACTTCTTCTCGTTCATTTTAGCCCAAATGGCTGATGTTTTATTCATTAATTTTGAAATGTCCACTCCGGGATCATTTGCTGCGACACCGGCCAGAGGACCTTGTGTGTTGGTGTCCGCTGGTGCGGGTGTCGTTCCTTCAAAAAGATTAACTCCATTATAGGCACCTTGGCCGATGGAATCCATTAAAGTTTTTCTTTTTGCCGCAAGTCTTGCTTTGGCTTCCGCATCGGTTTCCAAGCGTGCCTGTGGCTTTTGGTATTGTCGCTGCTCTACAATTGGTTGGCTTGGAATTTGTTGTGTTCCTCTCATAACCTCGGCAATAATAGAAGAAAGAGTTCCATCTTCGAACATAACTTCTTTGATGCACTCTTTGATCAGCGGCTTCAATATTTTTTTTAATTCGTTTTTATTCATTAATCCCTCAAAATCTTATCAAAAAGATTATCGATTTTATTTTCTTTATGTTCTCGCATCCTAATTGGATCAGCTTTATAATCCTTTGGATAAACGAAAGCATTTGGAGTTGATGGCTCGGAGACGATATCAAAGCAAATCAATTGGAAGTCGTTTTCAACGACGGTCTGGCCTGCGGACTCACGAACCGATCCAAGACCTCTTGATGAGATTCCGAGTTTAACTCCGGCTTTAATTAGTTCTTTTAAAGTTCTTCCGGAAGGTGTGTCAAGAACTTTGATTTTGCCCATAACATCCTTGCCTTCCCACCATACATCTGTGATGATATGAGAGACATTCTTGAGATTCACAACAGAATCATCAGGATGATCTAATTCTCCGCAAGCACGATTATCATCAACAATCTTTTTATAATTCTTCATCTCGCGATTTAGAACATCATAAGGATACACGCGGCCGTTTCCGTTTTGCTTGTCGGCAGTTTGAATACGTCCAGTAAGATACATCGCTCCATTAGAGATCTCCCGCTTCTCTCGTTCAGTCAAGAGATCGGGGCACATCCCATCGGGGCATAGTTCATAAAATTCTGTTAATAGTTTTTTAGACATTTTGTATCCTCAAATTAAAAGCGGGCGCGACCCGCCCGAGTTAAGATCCGCTGCAACAACGACGAACGGGTTGTAACATCCATTTCTTATTCATTTTTTGCTCCTTGGTTAATCTTAATTCCTTCGTCATTCACAAGCATACCAATAAAGTACGATGTTCCAGACGACAGCCACCCGCAAATTAGAAAGTTTGCGAATGTGTATTCAAATGTAAATAGTTCTGTAAAGCCGTTTAAGGTAAACAAAAGGGCTCCAACCCAAAATCCCATACACATTGGGCAGTGCCAAACTTTACCCCATCCACGCCAAGCATCTTTCGCAGGACGGATTTGATCAAAGATTGATCCATAAACAAGGATTTGAGTTAAGCCATATGCCGCAAGAATAAACCATACGATATCCATTTGTAACTCCAGAAAGTTTATATTCATTTTAACCTCTAATAATAATATCCGCCGTACGGATAAGCTCCAAAGATGTAAGGACGAATTGAGCCTTTCTTTTCTTCTTGTGGGACCTCGCCAAGTTCTGTTGAATTTTCAGCATTTGGATCTGTTAAAGAATCATCATACATTTGTTCGTAATCATGAACGGTCTCGAAATATGGTCTTTCGCTTTCAATCCATTCTGAGATTTGATTGAGGATAAGAGGATAAAGTTTGTCGGACATTCCGGGATCTTTCATTTCAAGGAGCTTGCCTTCAAGAGAACCATAAACATTTCCGCCTTGAATTGTATCGTAAGCAATAATTCCTTTTGTTCTCAGACGTTCCATTAAACGAGAAGACGTTCCGTAAACAATATCAGTTGCCAAATCTTTAGCAAAAGTTACAATTTTCTTTTTCTCCGCCATTAGCACGATGTCAATGTCCGGATGATCGAAGATCATTAGATCGCCATTATGAGCTTTTCTAATATTGAGATTGAATTTGAGCTCGTGAAGATTGGGGTTGTTAATTGTAACGCCAATGTTTGGAGACGTATTAATACTAACCCCGATTGTTGTGTCTCGAGGTTCGGGTGCCGGAGCACTTCCAATCTTTACATTAATGCTCATTTTTTTTCACCTCATGCACTAAATCTTGAATGTAAAACAGATCCCTAAGCATTTGTTCGTCTAAGCGTCTTTCTTTAAAACTATTGAGTTTATCCACAACTTTTGAGGCATTCTGAGCATATGTGCCTTCGGTCAAGGTCTGAAGGGAAGATCGGAGACGATGGATCTCTTCGTTGATAAATGATTTAAGACCCACGCCATTGTCCGAGAACGAAATAATAAAGTTTGTTAACAGTTCTCTCTGCTCTTTGCGAAGAGACTCTGCGTAGGTTTCGTTGAATTTATTAACAAAGGTCTTGTATGTAAGGTTGTCGATATGCTTCATTTTGGACTCAACGAGAGTCTCTCTTCTGAACTCGACAACTCTGTGTTCGATAAGCAAACGCTTCTTCGCTGGGAGCTTCTCTTGTTTAAAGAACATATCGGCTGTGGCCATGTTCTTGTAATTTCCAATAAAGTTATTCCAAATTGCTGAATTAAAAGCTTCGTTCATTAATTTGATAAGCTTAGTCTGAGCGTTGAAAACAGCTTTTCTATCAAGATTATCATAATCTTTTTTGATCTCGTAAATTACGCGAAGAGACTTTGAGTATTCTTTTTCTCCTGTTCCCTCGAGCAATGAGTTATATACATCGAGGTCTCTTTTAAGTATAGTTCCTTTCTTGAAATTTTCCTTAATAACGGAGGTAATTCTCTTTTTTTCGTACTCATCATTGCGTACAATTGCTTTTGTCAATTCTTTAACTAAACATTCGTAAAGAAAAGCGGTGTTTCTTTTCTTATTGTGATTCATGCTTATCATCCTTTTTCGTTAGGCTTTCTAATAACACTTTGATATCGTTACTCAGAGTAAATAGTTTCTCTTCTTCTAAGTTCTGATTTTCTTGGTTTTCTTGATACATGCCCTTAGCTAGGGTGTCTAAGCCACCGAATCCTGTCTTTCCCGGAAAGGTTGTTCTAGCGGTTGAGCCTCGAATCTCGCCGCTTGTTGCGGCATTAGATAATTGTTGAGACCTTCTTGAACGACGTGGTTTCTTTTGCATTTCATAAGGACCTCTGCGATTTGGTCTCGCATCATCGTCTCTCTTTGCAGGAGGTTCAGCCAAAAGCGTGGTTTCTCCTTCGTCACCACCACCTGCTGGTTCTGCGGCGGGTTCTTCACCGCCTCCTCCGAGGTCTCCAAGGTCGCCAAGATCTTCGCCACCTCCACCGAGGTCGCCACCAAGATCACCGCCGAGATCGCCGCCCAAATCTCCAAGACCGCCTCCGCCTCCAGCATCAGCACCAGCTTCTCCTTCAGGTTGAGCAGCAGCTTCGAGAGCAGCAGCAAACTTTTTATCATGAAACATTTCGCGTTGACAGCGAATAAACTCATCAGCAGACATCCCAAACATATGTTCAGCAACCCATCGCTTCGAGAAATAACCTTCGGTTGCGTTCGAGGCAACAGCAAATTTCTTGTCCCAATGCTCGAGCTCTTGAAGCTCTGCTATTTTTGATGGATTGTTTAAGGCCAACTTGAAGGAAAGCAAATCATCTCCACGAAAGCCGAGGGTAAATAGATGAATAATTCCAATTTTTTCCAATTCTGAAATAACAACTCTCTGGAGTCTCTGAATGGTTCTTGCAAAGCGAATGTCTTTTTGAGCAAGAGTCGTCTTGTCCTCGGTTGCTCCTTCGCCCATTGATAGATACGATTGTGGAATCTTGAGAGCAGAGAATAACTTGTCTCGGAGGTATTTAACATCATCAATCCCGCCGTTATATGAAGAGCCAGGCAGACTTGAAATATCCGAGGCTGTTCCGCCACGAACTGGGATGAAGTAATCTTCCTCGATTGAAAGAGGATTGTAACGAAGATCAACACGACCGGTTGTTGGATCAACAACTTGGTGACGCTTCATTTGAGTCATAACCTTCTGCATATATTGCTCGACATCTTCCGGAGCAATGTTTCCAACATCGATTTTAAAAAGTCTTCTTTCTGGAGCTCGGACAATACGATAAGCCATCATTGCGTCCTCGAGCATTGTAAGCTGTCGCCAAATACGACGAGCTGGTTCAAGAACAGAAGTTCCGTATGGAGCATGCTTGTCATTGCCAAGAATACGGAAGTGAGCCACCTGCCAATTCTCAAAGGTCATAGCTGCCGAGTTCCATTGAAATTGAACATAGTTTGGATTTGTTTCGTCTTCACCTTCCATTCTTTCAACTTCTTGCGAGGGCAATCCAATACAATTTTGAATTCCTGCTTGTTCGTCAATATCTAAATAAAGAAATAGATCTCCGTACTTACACATTGTACGACACCAGCCAAAAAGATTGTAGTCAATGTTAAGGACTTTGTGATACAAATTTTGAAGAAGATACGAGATCTCTTCGTTTGAGCACTTAATATTAAGCATTGGCTGGAGAGCAGAGTGCGTGGTCATCTCATCTGCGTAGATATCCAAAGAAGAAGCGATCTCTGGTGTATACTCCATCTCATCAAAATCTACATATCGTTCTGCTCTGTTTCTTGCTTTATACAAAGAAGAGTTCAATTGCGAAAGAGGAGCATAGCTTTCCATTTTTTTAAATTGTTTT